TTACATCAATTCCTAATAGTTTTGTCATGTTAATTTCCTCCTACATTCCAATCTGTTTAAAAATAAATCCAATTACAATACCTATGATAGCAGTAGCTATATATCCTACAACTTTACGCCACATTTCACCATCTAGGCTTTCTAATTTTTGCAGTCGCTCACCTTGCGATTTCTGCTCACGTAGCATACTTTCCATAATATTCGACAATCGTTCAATAGAAACGGCTGTTTTCTTCAATTCTTCGACTTGTTGTTCAAGCAATGATAATCGTTTATCTTGACGATCATTCTTCTCCTCAAGTCGTTTTTTAAATTCTTCATGTTCTGCTCTTGTGATAGTCATTTGCATATCCATGATGAGCACCTACTTTGGAAGCTGGGTATCCATCTTTTTATATTGGGTATTAGATATCATCAATAATGCCCCCATAAATGCATCTATAGCTGTGATAGTACCAACAACTTGTTCTCCATAAGGAAGTCCCCAAATACTCGCCAATGCAAAATAAAGAGTCCCTGTTGCAGGTAATACGATCTGCGCGATGTACTTTAATACATCATAAGTTTTATTTGTAATATTCGGTAGTTTCATACCTTTTCCTCTTTTCTAGCTAAGTTTAAAGTCATTCTAGGACATCAAAAAAGGCACCCAAACTTGAGTGTCTTATTTAAGCATTGCTATAAGTTCATTGTACTGCTCTTGCGTGATGCGGTCATTCATTAAGAATACGTCCATCTTCATTTCTGTATCTTCGATGTATTCTTGTGTAAGCTGCCCTCTCTTTTTCTTTGCTTCGATACTTCTACATAACATTTCAAATGTACTCATTTCTTTTTTCCTCTCTTTCTATTAAACGCCTAGCTCCAACATTGATAATCTAAAATCAACATCAATGTTAATATCATTCTGTGTTTCCTCAAAGGTAGGCTCTGGAACAGGTGTCGGATAGTGCTGTTCCTTTTCCTCATCTGTCCATTCAATAAAATCATCATGGAAATTAGGATTGCCCTGTTCATCATACAAAGGCTTTCCATACTTCTGCATGACATACTCGCCATTTCCAGCGTGGCTATAAAGGTATCTATCGCCATCTTTCCAACGGTCTATCTCTTTCCACTCTTTCAAATCATCAAGAAATATATTTGAGTCAATAGCAATAATGGAACCATGCTCATCATATTTCGCATATACAATCAATTCAATATCCATATCCATATCCACCCTCCTAAATCGGCTCACACGTTAAAAAATTGATTCCTCTAACCGCATAATTCATCTTGGGATCTACACTTAAACCGTTTGAAGTGATCTCTATTCTGACATAGCCACCGATATACATTGACGAAATAATAGTGGTGTTTTTAAATTTTCCTGTATTGTCCATAACCTGAATATTCGATGAGATCAGTTTAGGGTTCCTAATCATGTTTGGAGCATATACGTAAGCATACAATCCGCCTCCTATCATTTTATGGCAGGGTATAAAGTTTTCTCCGCTGCAAATCGGTAATAGAGTAGTTTGACATCTTAATAATTCGATTTCATAAAGTTCTTTTACGTGATGAAAGGCAGTATCTCCATCAAATAAATCAATATATTCTATTTCTACGCTCCCATTAGTAGGTACGTTTATAGCTATATTTTTCATAGTGCTAGCAGTAAAAGTGAATTCATTGCGCCCATTTTTAAGGTCTCCGATTTTGATTACAGAACCGCCTTCTTGTTCATAATGCAAACTCACATTGCCCTTAATATTTCTGACATTTAAAGCAACCGCATATTTTCCTTTTCTCAAAAACCCGAACTTTTGTTGAAAGTAATGACCGGCAGTATGTAAATTTTCTACCTTTACCCAGTCATCACTTAAAACAGTAACTTTCAATATACTCGCTAACCACATATCAACGGTATGTCCCGATTTGTTAGTGTAGTCATAAATGTTCTGCCCTCGTTGGTTCACTTGAAAATCATTATTTAACAGTAATTGTTTAGCGTTTATCCCTTCCACCATATCTGCCGATGTTCTAGGGAACAACGCATCTCCTTTATCCGTTTCCAACTGTCCTTTTAAAATGCTCATGACGCACCACCTTAATTTATAACCTTAAAAAACAATTTTCTTGATGTTGCGCTTTCAGGTGTAGTTCCTACTTTGATAGAATCTCCAGGATCTCCTTTATCTCCCTTTGCTCCTGTTGCGCCTTTAGGTCCCGCCGGTCCTTGCTCTCCCCTAGGTCCTTGAATACCCTGCTCTCCTTTTGCACCGGGTGCGCCATCTTTGCCAGCGGGTCCTTGAATGCCTTGATCTCCTTTAGGACCAGCCGCACCCGGATCTCCTTTTACTCCTTGTAAACCACGAGGTCCTTGGGGACCTGTTAAACCAGTTGCACCGGATAAGTCTGTGATATACGTATAGGCAGAAGCTCCTTTTACATATAATTTAGCGTTATCCGCATCATTCACGTTGCCTGTGTCAATCATTACAAATTGCCCTTGTTTTACACCGTCGCTTGCAAAACCTGCGTTCATTGCACTTACAGAGGCATACGTCTTTGCGATTTTAAACGCTTCTCCTGCCGGTCCCTGCGGTCCTTGTACTCCTTGTGGTCCTCGTTCGCCAGTACTTCCTTTAGCGCCTTGAGGACCTTGCGGACCGGTTTCCCCTTTATCTCCCTTTGCTCCTGTTGCTCCTCTTAATTCTCCTGCGTCATATTTTTGCTGAAACGTCTTTCCGTCTGAAAAGCTTACGCAATCCGCACTTGTTAATGGGTCTACATCTCCAATAACTTCTCCGTTCGATTCATTCAATAACTGAATTTGTACTTTTTGTTTTGCCATTTTCTAATCCTCCACTTTCTTTAATCCCATATTAGGGCTCACTCTTATTTCATTATTAAAACCACTTTCGACTCTATCGGTGGTATTGAAATATAATCTACCTATTTTTCTTTCTTCCGGTGGTATATAACTATCTTCTTCCATTACGACAAATATGTCTTTCAAATCATTTACCTTATTATTCAGGCTATTTATTTGATTTTGTAAATTACCTGCTGCATCTTCTGTTAATTGATTTTTATATCATCAACATTTTTAAATCTGCTTGTGAATTACTAATCCAAGACTTCATTTGATCAGTCATACTGTTTTGTTGGAAATTTTTCGCTAAAGTATTCAACAGCAATTCCGCATAATTCTTCATTAAGAATTGCATCTTTGATATCTGAATTTGTAATAGTTCCTACACCTGCCACAATATACACGTATTTAATAACTAATTCATACTCTGTCTCTGATCGTTTAGGTATATATTTGTCGTTCACTAGAAGGTGTCCCTTTCATAAGCTTCAACGCACAAGCATTTGTCTCTTTATCATAACGAATGATAATTGCATCATACCGATTAAACAATGCATCTGCAGTATCATGATTAAATACCACATTATCTGTGTTCGCATAGACAACACCACCTAGTCCGTCAATCTGCGTTAATAAATATGCCACCCCTTTACCAACAATCGTTTGCATTCCTGTTCCGGCAACCGTATGAAAATCATCACCGGTAACTTGCATGACACCAACTGTTCGCCCTGCATGGAATAATCTCAAATCTTCCGCTAGATAATCTACATCATTAAGTGGAAAGCATTTTTGTGCCATTTTTTAACCTCCTTCATACTCTGTAAAAGTCGCAACGATAGAATGCCCACTCTCGTCAATATCATTTATTTCAGAAATTCTAAACCATTTCGAGACATTATATTTAAGTGATCGTATTTTAACAATATCTCCTAAAAAATAATCTTTACCAAAAATAAATGATTCATTACTCAAATCAACATCACAAGAAAATTCTATAATACGTTCTTGCTCATCAAGTTTTAAATTCCCTCGTTGCTCCAATATTTTTTTATATTCTTCATCTGAGTATGTATGTGAAGAGCCGCTACTATCCACCCAAGTACGTTGTATATCTTTTGCATCTACATTATATTTCATAGCGTTTTCCCTTTCCACTGCGGTCAACCTCAACTACTATCCGTTCTTTCCCTTCTCCTTCACCAGCTTACATACGCATAATTTTTATATTTACTTATATCTTGTAAATATGAATTTATAACAACATTTCCAATATCTTCAGAAAATGAAACATCGTAATTCTTATCTCTTTTATAAATTTCCACCATATTAGAGTTTTGCTCTGTCATTATCATTTGATATCCACAGCCGCTAAGTTGGCAGACCTCATGAAAAGTTGCAGATAATTCTTGCCAAGTCGTCTCGATATCAACTTCTTCCACTATTCCTTTCGGCTTCATAGTAACTATATTTAAGCCACGCTTATTTTTGTTTACGAGAGCATATAAATCTTCTTCTACCTTTTTAATATGAGACGTTGTAGGATTGATGCGTTCATTCAAATTATCAAGGTATCCTCGTACTTCAACTTTTCCATTTTTGCAATTGACATATTTAATAAACCCAATGGTCTTATCATCGTTCCTCACAATACGATTTTCTTCTATTAAGTTTTTTAAATTTTCCTCATTTTCAATTGCATGAATTTCAAAAGTTCCGGTAGTATCGTACGCTTTTTTCCATTGAATAGATTCGTAATTTTGAAGAACTCCTATACGTCTGTTCCGTTGATCATAAATATAGTATTCCATATCAAACACCTGCCAAGGTTGTGCTGACAATAATACTTACTTCAAGCCCTTCGTAATTATTATTCGCTCCATAACGAACAATATTATCACCCGGATCAAGTTGCCAAAAAACAGAGACATCGGAAAGGTACGGAAATGCATTTATCTCTCTTCCATCTTTTGCGCGAATAAGAATTACTTTTTTTCTTCCGCTCAATGTACTAACTTTCAAAACATCACCGGTATCCAAAACAAAATCACTATTCATTTTAAGTATTTCTTGTGTTTTTATTTTTAATAATTCCGGCGATGTAACAGGAGTAACGGCTCTAAAAACTACAGTAAATCCGGTTTTTAATGTTCCGTTATTTTTGATATTTTCTATCATAAGCAATCGTCTTTCCGAAATCTTCCACGATATTTCATTTGAAAAAGAACGCGGAAATCGAAAATGTGAAATATAACTTGTAAAAGATGTTTCTTGCACCATTGTCATAGACCAAAACGGAAAAGGTAAATGAAATACGAATTGAAACTTTTGATATACTTGATCTTCAGATAAAATCGGAGTTCTTACAGGTGTTCCTTCAGCATATACATCTAAATTAATATCTTCATCGATTATGCGAATAGTAGCCATAAGACCAGGAGCTAGTGTATCAATCAATAAACGTCTATTTTCATAAGTTGCCTTGAAATCACCTTCAAACGTTATGTCCTTAGACTCTATTTTTTTATTTGTAGAAGTCGCACCGATTTGATGAATTACCAGAAACTTCATTAATTGCTATAGTGTTGTCGATAAGCCATCTATAGCAGTAAAGCGAAACCCTGACTTTTTAGAAAAATTCTATTTCTTTACCATATTTCGTTTTTATATATGTATCTTCTCATTTCCTTTCCCACTCCATTCTCCTGATAGTATCTTGCA